GTCTCAGGCAAAGGATATTCGTAATCCTGTCCATCCTTCCACTCGCCACAAAAAGCGCAACCGCCTTCATAATAGTAGGCGTGAACCTTGTAGCCCATTTCGTGCAGTTTTTCGTAAGCCTTTGTTGGTGGACTCCATGCGCTCTGAAAAACAATAATAAAACTATCCCTTTGTGTGACGCCTTCAATATCGGTGATGTCCCACTTTGTTCCCCAGTTCTCAATTGCCCACTCATACCAAGTCGCATGACCAAAAAACTCAATGTTTAATTGTTGCTTTAATTCAAGCAATCTTTGTTGGTATGGGTCGCCCACAGCTCCTTTGATTGTGTCCGTCAGCTCTTCGGGACAAGGTATAAATGTTTGAAAAAAGCCTTTTGTTGTGGCTTCAATCGCTTTATCCATCATCGCTTTATCAGGATGAGAAAGAGTCAATGTGTTGTTGCACCAGTTCGGCATGATTATTCTCCTTAGTTGAAACACATGAGTCCAGGCGAACCCATGTGTGATATCTTACATTAAAAAAAGGGTTAAAACGATAAAAACATTAAATACAGGGAACGGGGGACGCTGCAGCAGCACTCCTCTGTCAAGTGCCAAAATGTGTAACGATACCCGAATCGGTGGATACAAGTGTAAATGTCGAGGGGGTTTTGATACATGGTAGTAAGCATGGTTTGTCCTTTAATCGAGTGATAAATTGATTGTGACATTGTTCAAGGCTTGTTTGATATTGTCGCTTAAATCGTAATTAGAAAGTGCTCGCTCAATGACATCACTAAAATCGTGATCGTCTATTTTGTTGTCGATGATGTCTTCGATGTCGCTTTCGTCTTTGTGATCCTCGCTCCCACAATGATTGTTGATTTCCTCTTGTGCAATACATCTGATCAGTTCATCATTTGAAGTCGAAATGCTTGCAATTTTCTTGTCAATTTGTGAGTCGATGTAATTGGTCAACACCTTGGTGAGTGCGTTGATCAGGTCTAAGTTCATTGTTTCCATTTGGTTTCTCCTTGAGTTGTATAAGACCCCTTTCGGGGTTTCGGCTCATCAAGCCTCGTCAGTTATACTCTTTGCGCCCGATTTGATTACGGGCTTCTTCTATACCCCTGTTAAAGAGATAGATGTATTCTTCACGGACTGGTTGATCAAGCAAATGATTTAGGATCATTCCAAACTGGTACTTCAGTTCTTTTTTCCTTTCAGCTTTTGCCCGCTCATATCTGTAGCCAAGGGTGATGATTTCGTGTTGAGTCATAGGAATGCAAATATAGTGATGAAGTAGATGAACAAGGCCGTGAATACAATCGCTAAGAAGTCAACACCTGATTTGATTCGGTCGAGTCTGCGTTGACGGACTCTGTCTTCTTGATAGGTTGGGATGTATCTAAAGGTCATAATGCAATCTCCTTAGTTTGTTGGGTGATCGTGTAGCCCATCGTCTTGATGACATTCAGGGCGTCTTTGGTCAGGGTTTTAGTTCCCGCAATACGGGCAAAGGCTTTGCTAATATCACAGGCGGGATAGAAGGCACAGACCCCGTAGTTGTATTTGATCTCAATAGTAATTGTCATGATTTAACGGCCTTTCAAATAATTTATGCGATCTGCTTTGTTTTTAAATAAGTAGGCCAATGCATCAGCTTTCGAATGGAATCGACCGCCAATAGGCGTATCGTGAGCTCCACGGACAATGTACCATCCGTTCAAGAGGCGGTTAAAGATGATTTTCATTAGGGTTCTCCTTGGTGGGTTGAATGAGCTAACACATGAATAACGCCTGTATTGTATCATGAGTTGACATCCATGCAAGTGAATTCATGTGTTATTTTACATTTCTAGGGAAAACACCTATTTCTATGTGTGGGTTGCAAAGTCGCCCGTGCTCTGGTATCTTTGGGTCATTCTTATTTCATACCCATGAAAACGCCATGCCACAGAAACTTTCTCGCACGCAAATCAAAGAGGGGTTAGATCAAATCCCGATGGAAACTCTATTGAGTTCAGGTAAGGGTAAGACACCCAAGCTTACAAGTAAACAAAAGGCATTTGCTCATGCAGTCGCACTAGGGGAGACTAAGGCGGAGGCGTACAGGAAAGCATACAAACAAGATGCAACACAGAATACTCTGAGCACTCAGCCATATGTATTGGCTCGTGACGCTAGAATTGCAAGGGAGGTCGAGGCTTATCAACTGGCTTTGGAGGCGGAGAAATACAGAAACCCCATTCAATTGAAGGCATTGCTCGTGCAACAGCTCGTCCAGCACTCTCTTGATGAAAGCTTTCCCCCCGCACAACGCATGAAGGCACTCCAAATGATTGGCAATCTTTTCGAAGTCGGTGCGTTCTTAGAGCGCAAGGAAGTTACCACAGTCAGTAAGAGCACGGACATCAGGGCACGATTACTAGAAAGACTCGGTTCATCATTAACAACTGTTAATGTTGGACGGGATGATGCACTCACATTGTTGGACGAAATCAAGGGTAGTGCAGTTGCAGAATCTCCTCCTAGCGCACCCACCGAGGGGGTGGACGCCCATGCGGACGGGTGCGTGCCCGTGTGCGCCCCACATACTGTTTCGCACATTCAATCACCAGAAAAAAACATGGGGGTGGGGGTATCTGAAAATCCTGAAGAAGTGTTTGACTTTGATAGGAAATGACCCCCCCTATGTGTTCTGTGTACAAAAATGGTGGGGGTCCACCATTAACAGGTGTTAATGATGAAAACGTATGATATGAGTATAGGGGCGTGTATGACTGAAAAGCAAAGGACGGTGTTTCTTGTGATTGATGAGTATTGGAAGAAGTTTGGGTATGGTCCTTCTATAGATGACATCATGTTCCATACGGGGGATAAGGGACGGGGTAATGTTCATAGGGTTGTGAAGAAGCTTTGTGAACTTAGGATTTGTAAGCGGGCGAAAAACTCGGCTCGAAGTGTTAGGCCTTCGTATATTAGTTTAAGGAATCTTCCATGAAAGTTACAAAGTGTTTGAATAGGTTTGAAGTGATCATTGATGATTTAAGCGAAGAAGATGTTGAGGCGCTGCTTGATGAATTTTATGAATGGGTAAAGAGTGTGCCAACTGATGAAGATTACATGGCTGCGTTAGGTCCTTGTGGTAAATAAAAAACAAGAGATGGAGATCCAAGAGGAGCATGACCTGTTTGTCAGGAGGATCATGTTTGCTTTGGATATGCCTAAAGATGAAGCTGAACTTTCAGCTGGCAGGTTTTTTGCTTTACCTTCTAATGAGCAGGCTGCGTACCTTGACGACTTAGATGCTTTAGAAGCCAGCCAACAAAGAGAAGAAGCCTTTGATGATTTTTTAAAGTTTGCTCATGCCATGTGGCCGGGGTTCATTGACGGGCGTCACCACAAAGTGATGGCTAAGAAGTTTGAAGATATTGCTACAGGGAAAATCAAGAGACTGATCATCAACATGCCACCGAGGCATACGAAGTCTGAGTTTGCTTCTTATATGCTGCCAGCTTGGTTCTTAGGGCGTGACCCAAGTAAGAAGATCATCCAGTGTTCGAACACTGCAGAGTTAGCAGTAGGCTTTGGGCGTAAGGTCAGGAACTTGGTGGCCAGTGAACCGTTCTCTAAGATCTTTCCCAATGTTAATCTAAGGTCTGATAGCAAAGCTGCAGGACGCTGGAGTACGAACAAGAACGGGGAGTATTTTGCTATCGGGGTTGGAGGTACTGTGACGGGTAAAGGTGCCGACCTTCTTATCATTGATGATCCCCATTCCGAACAAGAGGCCGCTTTGGCCCAAGGAGACAACTCTGTCTTCGATAAAGTCTATGAGTGGTACACCTCTGGCCCGCGTCAGCGTCTACAACCGGGTGGTGCAATTGTTGTCGTAATGACACGTTGGGCTAAGAGAGACTTGACGGGTAGGATCCTACAATCTTCTGTCGATAAAGAAGGTAATGACGATTGGGAGGTGATTGACTTCCCTGCGATACTGCCTTCGGGTAATCCCCTATGGCCAGAGTTTTGGAGTTTAGAAGAACTACATGCCTTACAGTCTGAACTCCCCGCATCCAAGTGGAACGCCCAGTACCAACAAAGCCCAACCTCCGAGCAAGGTGCGATTGTAAAACGTGAGTGGTGGAAAGAATGGACAAACGAAGACCCTCCTAAGTGTGAGTTTGTGATCCAGTCTTGGGACACGGCGTTTACAAAAAACGAACGATCTGACTATTCAGCGTGTACAACTTGGGGTGTGTTTTATTTAAACGAAAACCCAAATGACGCCAATATTATTTTGCTTGATGCTTTTAAAAGACGCATGGAGTTCCCAGAGTTAAAAGAGAAAGCGTACAGTCATTACAAGGAATGGGAGCCAGATGCTTTTATTGTTGAGGCTAAAGCTTCTGGAGCTCCGCTTATATATGAGTTAAGAGCTATGGGAATTTCCGTACAAGAGTTTACGCCGTCAAGAGGTAATGATAAGATGGTGAGGATCAATTCTGTATCTGATTTGTTTGCCAGTGGAAAAGTTTGGGCGCCAGCTACACGTTGGGCCGATGAGTTAATGGAAGAGATGGCTGCGTTTCCTAATTCAGACCATGATGACTTAGTTGACTCCTCCACTCAAGCACTGATCAGGTTCAGAAAAGGCGGGTTTATACGTTTGCAAACAGACGAAGAAGACGAAGTTCGTTCGTTTAGACGCAAAGTTTCTTATTATTAAGGATACATATGTCCATTGAAAAATCACTTTATGCTGCACCAGAGGGTATTGAATCCCTTATGCCTGATTCCCAAGAAGATGGTGGTATCGAAATTGAAATAGTAGACCCTGAATCGGTCACCATTAACGCTGGTGATATGGAAATTACCATTGACGGTAGCGAAGAAGACGATTTTGACGCCAACCTAGTAGATTATTTAGACGATTCTGTTGTCACTGGTATCGTAACCGACCTTATTGGCGATTATGACGATGATGTCAACTCAAGAAAAGACTGGATGCAGACTTATGTAGACGGTCTTGAACTTTTGGGTATGAAGATTGAAGAGCGCGCTGACCCATGGATTGGTGCTTGTGGTGTTTATCACCCACTTTTGTCTGAAGCATTGGTTAAATTCCAAGCTGAGATCATGATGAGCACGTTCCCAGCAGCGGGTCCCGTCAAAACTCAGATCATCGGCAAAGAAACCCAAGAGAAAAAAGACGCCGCCGTTCGAGTTCAAGACGATATGAACTACCA